CTACTACACTAGAACATCTCAAAGAAGGATATGGGAAATATGCTGATTATATATTAGAATTCATTGAAGATTTAAATAAAACTTTTAACATCAACGATGACTATATAGTATATCTCCCAGAAATAACATATATTTCAAATACATTAGAATTTAATAATTCAGATTTTTCATTAGTAGATTATCCTGATGTTCATATTCAAGGAGATAATGGGATGAGTAGGGGGATTTGGATAGCTTCAATTAGTGGAGTTTATTTAAGTGAACACATTCTCCAAAACCAAGAATTCCCTGATTTTATAGAAAATTTTAATTAAAATATATGTCTAAAAAAGAAAAATACTTCGAAACCAAAACCATGAAGATAGGAGGAGCACTTCATCATTTCTTTAGAACAGATGAGTCTCAAAATTGGAAATACCATAATTTTTCAGGTCCTGCTATTGAACCTATAGAAAAAGAAAGTACATTTAAAAAATCATATTACTTATATGGTATTCAATATACATCTGAACAATTCAAAGAATCAGTTAATGATAGAGAAGGACTTCCATTCCATAAAACTGCGGCATTTAAACAAGGAGCTAATAGGACTTAGTTGGATGTATAAATAAAATTTATTATCTTATAAAAAAATAATCATGAAAAAAGGATATAAGTTAGGATTTTGCGGTTCAGTCAGTGTAGGAAAAACCACTTTAGTAAATGAATTAGCTAAATTAGAGCAATTTAAAGAATATTACATAGCAACTGAACGTTCTAAATATTTAAGAGATTTAGGCATTCCATTAAACACAGACTCTACTTTATTAGGTCAAACTATATTCTTATCAGAACGTTGTTCTGAATTATTAAGGGATAATGTACTAACAGATAGAAGTATAATTGATGTAATGGCATTTACATCTTTATCTAAATCAATGTCAAGAACAGAAATATTATCATTTTGTGATTATGCATCAAATTTTATATCTTTATACGATCATATATTTTATGTATCTCCTGAAGGTGTAAAATTAGAAGACAATGGAGTAAGGGCGGTTGACGCAGAATATAGAGATCAAATAGATGAAGAAATTAAATATTTATTAGGAATTTACAAATCTAAAATTAAAAACTTTCACGTAATATCAGGTATTGTTGAAGAACGTATGGAGCAGGTTAAACAAGCACTTTCTTTATAATATTTATCATAAAAACATATAATGAAGAAATCTGATCTTAAAAAACATATCAAAGAAGAAATACTTTCGATCCTAAAAGAAGCATCAACAGCATTAGTAACTTCTAAAGGAGGAACAAAACCAGTATCTTTCTCATCCCCTTCAGAATTAAATGCTCTTAAAACAGATTCTAACGTAACATCAATCACAACAACTGCAGGGCAAAAGATTAAAGAAACCGAATCTACAGAAACATATATGATTTCTAAAGCAGGTTCTAAAGGTATTCCATATTATGTTTTAGAAAAACCAGATGGGTCTAAACAAATAGATATGATGTTTTCTTCCCCTGAAGAAGCTAAAAAATATGCTACTAAGAAAAATCTAAAATTATCCTCTAAAAAAGGATATAATATGAATGAAGCCAAAGAAATAAATGGCATTCCGGGTACTGTAACAATTGGTGGAGGTAAAAGCGGGATTTTAATCCCAACTAATCAAGGAGATTATATATATTATGTAACAGATGATGAATATAATGCTTTTATTAATGCCGGAGGTAATGCTCAAAAATTAATGGCAACTATTTTCCTTAAATCAGGTAAAGCAAAACCATACAAACCTAAATATAACCCAATGGCTAGTTTAGGTGGAGGGAAAGGATACCACATTGATGAAGATAAAATTGAATCTGATTTTTTTGAACGAGAACCAAAATCTAAAGATATTGAGAAAGGAGAAGGCATAATAGCTAAAACTAAAAATCTTTTAAATTTTCAAAAAGAATTAAAAACATTATCTAAAGATATGCAAGATTTAGCTGCTGAATATAGAGAAGCTGAAGGATCTGATAAAGATGAAATTTTACGTTCATTAAAAGTTAAAACTGCCGCTAAAAAGGAATTAGAGAAAAAAATAGAACAACTTGAAAAATATGTATAGTATAATATTAGGTGTATTAAAAAATGTTTTAGTATTTCTAAAAAAATTAGATTTTAAATCTTTATTAATCATAGCACTAATCCTAATAATTTTATTTATTAAAGGATGTGGAGGTAATCACCCACCAACACCTACAAAAATTATTAAAATTGATGGAAAAAAATATAGTGTACTTAAACATACGATTGATACTACATACATTCCAAAAAATACAGTTATATATCGTAAAGGTAAAGACATTGTTATTGAAAAAGAAATTCCAATCTATATTCCTCTAAACATAGATACTTCAGCAATAATTAAAGACTATTATACAAGTAGATTATATAAAGATACACTTACATTAGACTCATTATCATTTGTTGTTATTAATGATACTATAGCAAAAAATAGAATAGAATCGAGAAAATTTAGCTCTCATATAGTATATCCCGTTATTAAAGAAACTATAGTAGTAAAGGAATTACCAAAAAATCAATTCTTTTTAGGTGCAACTCTTGGATTTGATAAAACGAACATAATAAATTTTGCAGGTCCCTCATTTATATTTAAAAGTAAAAAAGATTATTTATACTCTTTTGGAATAGGTTATAGCAATGCTAAAACTGTTAGTATACAAGGAGGAATGCTTTTTAAAATTAAATTAAAAAAATAAGTTTTGGAACATCAAATAAAAGATATAATGAGGCAGGAGTACATAAAATGTCTCCAAGATCCTGCCCATTTTATGAAAAAATATTGTCACATTAGTCATCCTCAAAGAGGAAGAATTATGTTTCACTTATATCCGTTTCAAGAAAAGGTATTAGGCCTATTCCAAAAAAATCCATACTCTATAATACTTAAATCTCGTCAGCTAGGTATATCTACATTAGCTGGTGGGTATGCTTTATGGTTAATGTTATTTCATAAAGATAAGAATATTTTATGTATTGCAACTAAACAGGATACAGCTAAAAATATGGTTACTAAGGTAAAATTTATGTATGATAATTTACCTTCATGGTTAAAAGAAAAAGATAAACCCTTAGAAGACAATAAACTAACTCTCAAACTAAATAACGGCTCTCAAATTAAAGCAACATCTGCCTCAAGTGATGCAGGTAGATCAGAAGCTGTGTCCTTACTATTAGTAGATGAGGCCGCTTTTATTGAAAATATTGGAGAGATTTGGGCCTCAGCTCAACAAACATTAGCAACAGGAGGAGGAGCAATTGTTCTTAGCACTCCATACGGAACAGGAAATTGGTTCCATCAAACATGGGTCAAAGCAGAAGCATCTGAAAATGACTTCTTACCTATCAGACTTCCATGGTATGTTCATCCTGAAAGAGACCAGGCATGGAGAGATAAACAAAATGACTTATTAGGAGATCCAAGATTAGCAGCTCAAGAGTGTGACACAGACTTCTCTAATTCAGGAGATACTGTATTTCATCCTGAATATATAAAATACTATGAAGAAACTTATATTAAGGAACCGTTGGAGAGGCGAGGAGTTGATCGTAACTTATGGGTATGGGAATCTCCAGACTATACTCGTCAATATTTAGTAGTAGCGGATGTAGCTAGGGGTGATGGGAAGGATTTCTCAGCATTCCATGTTATTGATGTTGAGTCAAATACGCAAGTTGCTGAATATAAAGGGCAAATTGGGACTAGAGAATTTGGATACCTATTAGTAGGAGTAGCTACTGAATATAATAATGCTTTATTAGTAGTTGAAAATGCGAATATAGGATGGAGTACACTACAAACCATTCAAGAACGAAACTATGCTAATTTATATTATTCTCCAAAAAATGGAGAAATTACAGCTGATTCATATTTCGATCAGTTTATGGATTCAAGTAAAACAGTAGCAGGGTTTACGATGTCTTTAAGAACAAGACCTATGGTAATAGGTAAATTTCAAGAATATGTTGGTGACAGATCAGTAGTTATTCAATCTAAAAGATTATTAGAAGAAATGAAAGTGTTTATTTGGAAAAATGGTAGAGCTGAAGCTCAACAAGGGTATAATGATGATTTAATTATGCCATTTTCTATTGCTATGTATTTAAGAGACACAGCATTTAAATTTAAACAACAAGGTATAGATTTAACTAGAACCGCATTAAACAATTTTTCAACAGGAAAAAATCAATATCAAGGAGCTTATTTTTCAAAAGGAGTAGATAATCCATACTCTATGAATATAAAAGGTCATAATGAAGATTTAACATGGTTAACAAAATAAAAATAAAAAATGGCAGATAAAAGTATATTTACAAGACTAAAAAGATTATTCTCTACAGATGTAATCATCAGAAATCAAGGAGGAAATAATGTTCGTGTAATAGATGTTAACCACATCCAAACAACTGGAGAAATTGAAACTAATTCACTTCAAGATAGATTTAATAGAATATATAGTAGTACAAATCCTTCATCATTATATGGAGCCCAATTTAATCTTAATTATCAATATTTAAGAACTCAAATGTATTCTGAATATGATGTTATGGATACAGATGCTATTATAGCTTCCGCTCTAGATATTATTGCAGATGAAAGTACATTAAAAAACGAACAGGGAGAAGTATTACAAATTGTAAGTAGTGATGAAGATGTTCAAAAAATATTATATAACTTATTTTATGATGTATTAAATATAGAATTTAATATGTGGTCATGGGTAAGACAAATGTGTAAATATGGTGACTTTTTCTTAAAATTAGAGATAGCTGATAAATTTGGAGTATATAATATTATCCCATATACTGCATATCATATTGAAAGACAAGAAGGATACGATAAAGCAAATCCGGCTTCTATAAGATATGCATTTTCACCTGATGGTTTTGCTGGAGGTAGTTATGGTTACTATAACTTACCAAATCAACCTACTAATTCAAATCGAATTTATTTTGATAACTATGAGATGGCTCATTTTAGGTTGTTATCAGATGTAAATTATTTACCTTACGGAAGATGTCTTCACCCTAAGTCTAAAATATATACTGTAAATAGTATAAAAGAGATAAAGGACATTGTTAAAGGGGATAAAGTATGGACCTTTAATATAGAAGAAAATAAATATGAATTAGCTAATGTTTTAAATACTATTAATAATGGTATAAAAAAATTATACAAAGTATCAACTCAAAATAATGAGATTTTGGCTACTTCTAATCACCCTATTTTAATGTGGAATTTTGAACAAAATAAACCCGACTATAAACAAGTAAAAGATATTAAAGTAGGAGATTATGTGTGTTCATATAAAAAAGCAGAAATAAAGCTATCCAACCCAAAATTAAATAAAAATATCTTTAAATTAGGACCACATGATTGGAAATGTGATTTAAATTCATTAGATACCTTTCCCGAAATTGTTACTCCTGAGTTTGCTAGATTTTGGGGATTTATGTTAGGTGATGGTTGGGAAACTTCTCAAGGAAATCAAATAGGATTTTCTAGAGGGATAAATGATGAAAGAAATGAATATTATGAGAATTTACTTAAAAAATATTCTGGGAAAGAAAAATTACATTTAATACATAGTAAAACTAGTAAAGTTAAAAATAGTGGAGTAGTTGTTCACTCAAAAATATTTTATGAATTAATGAGTATAAATGGGTATATTGGTAAAAGTTATTCTAAACGTTTACCTTCATGGATATATGAATGTGATGAAGAAACTCAACTATCATTAGTTAAAGGCATAATGGATGCTGATGGTTATATTTTTAATGATAAATGGAACTGTAATTCATATAATCTGACATTAAATAATAAAGAATTATTAGGAGATCTTAAAGTATTATTAGATAGACTTAAAATAAAAACAGGAACTATTAGATCTAGAAAATGGACGGGTAAATGTAACATTTTAGGAAAAGAATATAATGCAAGACAATCTTATGATTTTACATTCTATTTAGATGGAAAGAGAAAACAACAACCTACTAAATTTAACAGTATCAACTCCCAATATAATGTAGAATTACATAAAGTAAAATACATAGTAGAAGATCTCCCAGAAGAAACGTACGATATTCAAGTAGATGTGAATTCTAACTTTATATCTGATGGTATAATAGTACATAATAGTTACATAGAACCAGCGCGTAAATTATATAAACAATACTCTTTAATGGAAGATAGTATGCTTATCCATAGAATAGTTAGAGCGCCTGAAAAACGTGTATTTTACATTAATATTGGAGGCATTCCACCTAATGAAGTAGAAACATTTATGCAGAAAACAATTTCTGCCATGAAACGTACTCCATACATTGATCCTGAAACTGGAGAGTATAATTTGAAATACAACATGCAGAATATGATGGAAGATTTCTACATTCCAGTTCGTGGAAATGATGCAACTACTAAAATTGATACTTCAAAAGGTTTAGAATATGATGGTATTAAGGATGTTGAATATTTAAGAGATAAAATGTTTGCTGC